CTTAGTTGTGCTGATATACTATCTAATATATTTGGCATATTCTGTAATAATACAGTTGTCATTTCAATTGAAAGTTTGTGCATTATAGAAGCTAACTCATTACCTAATACTTCAGCATGATCCATATTATTACCTTGTACTTTTTGTGTAATGATATGACCAATAATCGCTGTTGTCTTCTCATCTGCTTTAGCAGATTTAAATACAAATGATAACATAATCAAAGTAAGTAAAACTATAACTAAAGCAGTAAAGTATTTTTTAAAGATGTCTTTCATTATTGTTTTCTTTTTTCTGCGGCTGCTTTCAGTTCTGCTGCTTCTCTCTCAGCAATCATTCTATTCATTGCACTAAAAGGTGTGACACTCGAATATTCTCTAATAAGATTAGAAAATTGTTTTAGATTAATCTTGATATTTCTAAAAACGTGAGGGTTTTTTTGTTTCATTTCTTTTAAATCTACGAGATATTTGACTTTTTCGTCATTAGATTTTAGTTTCTTAAACTGATCGTGCATAATTTCTTTAGTCATTTCCATAATGTATCCTTTTGTTATTATTAAGTGTATATCCTATCATACTTTTAACGTAAAGTCAAGCACTAATTTAGTCTATTATCGTTATAAGATAACACTTTCTTTCTAGTCAACTGTGGGTTGAAGTCTTTTCTCAATGATTGTCTATCATATTGTTGACCGTAATCTGTCCACATCTTCTTATCATCAGCTTCAGCAATATCGCCAAATACATCTTTGTAAGATTGATAGTATTGTTTCTGATCTATAAGTTCAACTCTACTAGTATTAGCATAATTAGCAGCAGTTTCTTTGTAATTCCAATCTAAAAACTTAACTATCTTTAGTTTCGTTTTATCATTGAATTTAGATTTGTGTTTAACAGGTACATTTCTGTAAACTGTTTCGTATGCATAAAAGAATTGACCTTGATTCTCAGGATCCATATACTCTCTTAAATAACATACATTAAAGGTTTTATTTGTGTTTTTGTTTATCATATTTATATATAATAACACATTTTTGACGTAAAGTCAAGCTCTAAAAAGGCGCATAGAATGGGGGTTTTTGGGTGATTATGTTCTTCTTTTGTTCTTATTACGACCCATATAGTGGTCACCTGGTTCATAGTTCCAAGGTTTGCCATGATGTCCACGCAAATCAGCGTACCACATTCTTAATCGTACAATAAATTTTCTTACTGGCAGAGCCATAATCACCTAATCGTGTTGTGAAGTTTGAGATATCAAATCAAATTTCGGTTCGTATTAATTCTATTTAGACAAAATCATTTTTTAACATTTTTTTCAATGATTCTCTTAGAATTTTAGAACCTCCGATACGAACATTTATGATACCATTATAATAGTCGTCAACTTCAAGCACTTTGCGATCAAACTGTTCTTTCGCTTCTAGGTAACTTGCTACACCTCTACTAGCACAATAATATAGTATTTGTCTAGTAAATTTATCTTCACCAATCTTCTCTATGTCAGCAGATAGTCTTTCTGAAGAACCCCAATAGGTTTTCCAGTCACTTTCCTTTGTGCCTCTTCTCTTATTCTTCTTACCTTTGAGTGGTTGTTTAGTAGTTTTGAATTTTGCTAGTTTCTTACCTACATACATCATGCCATTAGTCGTATTTGTTATTAAATAAACAAATGCTTCACAATCTTTCGGTAGTTCTTCTACTATTTCACCTCGGTATGACCAATACCATTTATATTCTCTAGTTCCAGTCTTCGTATCTATCATTTTATATCGTACTCAAAATTTTGTGTTGTTTCATTTACTTGTAATAACTTAGCACCATTTCTAGTGTGAAATTTCTCAGCCATTTTAGTTAAAGGTGATAAGGTTATCAATCTATTAAGATGATTTGATTGTTTTATCATTTTATATACTTCTTTTATTATCTCTTTACCTGCACCTTTTTTAAGTGACCATACTGTATATGCCACAGCAGTAGTACCTTGAACATTTGATCTATGTACTGCTTGACCAAAGGCATCTTTGCTCATAGTATCCATTTCTTCTACTGATTTAGGTATATCATTAGTAAATGCTATACAAATTATACCTTCAATTTCATCTTGAAATTTAAGACCATATATCTTTCTACCGTATGTAGTTCTAAAGTCGTTATCTAATTCAGGTCTCACAGGATCATCTTTACAATTGACCTTATCTAACTCAACCAGTTCTGATTTTTTTATCCAATCAAAGAATTTAAAATCATTAACAAACTTCTTTATATTAGTTCCAATCTTCATGCCTATTTTCTACATAATTAATTTCATCTTCTTCAACTGACTCGTGACCACAAAAAGGACAAAAAGTTTCTGTAAAATCTTCTTCAGGAAGATCATGTGCTACTTTATATAAAGCACCACAGTTAATACAAGTTTTCTTTTCGTCTATACTCATTATAGTTTGAATCCTTTAAAGCTATCTTTTTCAACATCTTGTTTTATACCACCAACCACATAACTTTCTATCTCAGTTTCTTGTGGTGCATTTTGTAATCCACGACTATTTAACCAGTGTTGTGTCCATGGTAATGGGTTGTTAGTTGCTGGTTGATCGTATCGAGTAGTTAATCCTATTGCTCTTAATCTTTTGTTTGCCATAAACTCAACGTATTGATTCAATAGTTTATCATTTAAACCAATCATTGAACCTTGTTTGAATAGGTATGTTGCCCAATCTTTCTCTTGTTGAACTGCCTCATCATACATCTTGTAAACTTCATCCTCGTTCTCTTTCATAATCTTTAACATTTCTTTATCGCCTTCTTTTTTACGATAGTTATTAATCATGTTTTGAGATACTGCAAGGTGTAAGTTTTCATCTCTTGCGATTAATGATATGATCTTAGCACTACCTTCCATAAGTTTAAGTTCACCAAAAGCAAATGAACAAGCAAATGATACATAGAATCTAATACCTTCTAGTATGTTTACATTAATAATTGTAAGATATAGAAGTCTTTTAAGCTCTTTCATATCACCTTTACCTGTTAGATAGTAAAGATTAGCATACTTTATAAACTTATCATAAGCATCCGTTACTGTCTTTGCTCTTGCCATGATCTCTGGTGTATCAATGATAGTATCTAATACTTCGGTAGGGTCTGAATATACGTTCTTCATTATGTAAGTGTATGATCTACTGTGTATTGTTTCGCTGAAGTCCCATGCAACTAACATAGATTCTAATTCAGGTAAACTACAATAAGGTAGAAATGCTAGACATGGACCACGACCTTGTACACTATCTAACAATGTTTGATACTTTAGATTAGATGTAAAGATATGTTTTTGTTCTGCACTTAAAGATTGATAATCGTTTCTATCTTTCTGTAAAGAAACCTCTTCAGGTCTCCAGAAGAAACCTAACTGTTGTTGATTCAACTTTTCGAATATAGGATATTTTTGTTGATCGAACCTCTGTACATTTGGCTCTTCACCAAAGAACATAGGTTGTTTCATCCAGTCTACTTTTTTTGTATTAAATGTTTTCATTCGTTTATAGGTTCCAATTCTTCTTGTAATCTTTCTGATTCTGTTCTTCTTCGTTCATCTCTTTGACTAAATGATTCTTTCATTGATTCATCTAGTTCTTTTTGTTGTCTGTTCGTTTCTTCTAAGAAGTCCTTATATAGTACAGGCTTCGCAGTTTTCTTCATCTTCTTTTGTTTCCTTTGGTGTTTCTTCTACACCGTCATGCCAACCCACAGGATGTACAGGTTCATCTACTTCTGATTTTGCGTCATAAGTATTTTGATAGTATGCTGTTTTCCATCCTAGTTTGTAAGTCGTTAATAAATCTTGTGCCATTACTGATAAAGGCACTTCACCATCTTTGTAGTTCTCTGGATTGTAACTCCAGTTACCACTAATTGCCTGATCGAAATACTTTTGCATAACAGCAATGATATTAATATATCCTTCGTTACCTTTCATATCCCATAATAATGTATAATAATTTTTAAGTCTGTTGTAGTCAGGTACGATTTGTTTCAAAGGACCTTTTTTAGACTTCTTAACTGATAAGTAATCTCTTGGTGGTTCAACGCCGTTTGTTGCGTTAGATACAACAGAAGAAGACTCACTTGGCATTTGAGCCGATAGAGTTGAGTGTCTTAATCCGTGTTCTTTAATTTCTTTTCTTAACCATTCCCAATCATAAGTAAGTTCTCTACTTACAATATCATCTACTTCTTTTTTGTAAGTATCGATTGGTAAGATACCATCGCTATATTTAGTCTTTTCGAACCATAGACATCTAGTCTTTTCTTTTGCGAGATTATTACTTGCCTTTAATAGATAAAATTGAAATGCCTCTGTGATTTTATCAACAAGTTTCCATGCCTTTTTGTCTTCATATTTTACTTGATTCTTAGCAAGATAGTGTGCAAGACCTATATAACCAATACCTAATGATCTTCTTGCCTGTGCTGATATCTTTGCAGCTTCGACAGGATATTCTTGATAGTCTATGATCTCGTCAAGTGCTCTAACTGATAAATCACACAACTCCTCTAACTCTGTCATATCCGTCAGTAGACCTAGATTGATGGCAGATAAGATACATAATGCGATTTCACCCTCCTTGTCGTCTATGTGTTGTATTGGTGTCGTTGGTAGTGTGATTTCTTGACATAGGTTAGACATATAGACTTTATCTTTAAAAGATGAGTGAGAGTTACAATGATCTAAATTCATAATATAGATACGACCAGTTTCAGCTCTTTCTTTTAATAATGCCTGAAATAACTCTTGAGCACCGATTGTTTGTTTAGGTACAGATTTATCTTTCTCATACTTCTTGTACATATCGTCAAACTCAGGTAAACCAAATGCTTCATATAAACCTGGCACATGATTAGGAGAGAACAAAGATACATCTTCATTCTTAATAAATCTTTCATAGAATAGTTTACTAATTTGTATTGAGTAATCTAACTTTCTAACTCTATTATCTTCTGTACCTTTATTATTTTTAAGTACAAGTATATCTTCTATCTCTTGGTGCCATATAGGAAAGTGTACAGTTGCACTACCACCTCTTACACCATTTTGTGTACAACATCTTACAGTTGCTTCAAACTTTTTAAGGAAAGGAATAACACCTGTGTGTTGTACTTCGCCTCCTCTAATTCTACTATTGATACCTCTGATTCTACCTGCGTTGATACCGATACCTGCCCTTTGAGCAACGTATCTACCAATCGCCATATCACTTGAAAAGATACTAGGTAATGTATCGTCTGTATCAACTAGAACACAACTAGCAAATTGTCTAATAGGTGTTCTCACACCTGCCATCACAGGAGTAGGAATGTTAATCTTAAACTTACTGATTGCGTCATAATATTTTTTAACAAAAGTTAATCTTTTTTCTTTAGGGTATTGAGCAAACAAAGTTGCTGCAATCATCATATACATAAACTGTGGCGTTTCAAATATATCGCCTGTACTTCTATCTTGTACAAGATACTTGTCCATAACTTGTCTTAAACCTGCATAGGTAAATTTGTAATCTCTTTCATGTACAATCCACATACCCATTCTATCTATTTCAGATTCAGTATATTGTACTAGTATATCTTTATCATATACACCTTGTGTAATACAAGTTTTAATTTGATCTATAAACTTAGGATGTTCCCAGAGTCTATGATATAGTTTTTTTCTAAGTGAGAATAATAATAATCTAGCAGCAACGTACTGATAGTTAGGACTTTCTAAACTGATTAGATCATTAGCAGACTTGATAAGAATTTGTTGTATATCATCTGTGTTAATACCATCAAAGAATTGTATGCCACTATTCATCTCTACATGAGAAGCACTAACGCCTGTAATGTCTTGTGTCGCATAACCAACCATAGAGTGAATCTTGTCTATATTAAGAGATTCTTTACCACGACCGTTTCGCTTAAGTACGTTAATCTGAGCTGTTGTCATTTATATCCTTTTCCAATTATTGATGTTTTGAAGGGCTGTTAGTCCGCAATGAGTGTTATTACTTATAAGAGTTTGTACTTCTGTTTGTGTTTTTCCTGCTATTATTATGTCATTAATATCTTTGTGTTTCAACGACTTTGGCCATACTGCGACATTAAATTTTTTATCTACTGCCTTAATCATTCTATTTACAATTTCTTTATTACGAGGTTCATTATCAAATATCATAGTACATTGCTGAGGTTGTATTTTGATATGGGCGTCTGCACCTGCAAGGGCGATAGCGTTATCTAAAAACAAACTATCAATAGGACCTTCTGTAATCATAACAGGTTTATTCAAATCTAATCTATCAAGACCATATATCTTTTCTTTTGTTTCATCAAACTTAATAGTGATATACTTAGGTTGTTCTTTACCAAATGCACGACCTTGAAACGCAAAGAATTTACCTGATCTATCATAGAAAGGTATTACAACTCTAGGGTGATCTTGTCTTAAATCTGCAAACTTATTAGGTATGATAGTATTAGTCCACTCATAGAATTTAGGACAGAAGAAAAACTTATCCCAATGTTCTTTAGGTATTAATCTTTTAAATACAAATTGTTTTGCTGGGTGTGTCTGTACTAACTTATCAAATGATTCTAATTCATTTAAATACTTTTCATCAGCAGTTCTAATCTTTAGTTCTTTTGATGGTGTGAAATCAAACTCAGGTTTATCTTTTGTAGGTTTGCCATCTTTGAATCTTTCAAATATATATTCTTTATATAGATTAGGGTCAAGATGTTTGATTAGATTACCTAACGATTGCCCTACACCACAGTTGTGGCATTTAAAGAACATATCATTTTTCTTCTTATAAACAAAACCTCTAGCTTTTGATTGTGATTTCTGAGAGTCACCACAATGCGGACATCTAAAATTAAATAGATACTCTGCTTTTCTTTTAAACTTAGGAAGTCTTGTAGATAGTAGGTTGATAAACTTGGTATCTATATAACTTGACATAGACTTATTATATCAAATAAGTGATGAATTGTCAAGCGATTAACTTAGAAAGTCCCATAGATTACCACTAGGATTTGACATCATTAGACCTATAATGATAGAACCACCTATGATTAACCATCTCCACTTCTCTAATACACCTACTCTTGCTGATAGTTGTGACTTCATAGACCGAAGTTCACTTAACATTGTATTCTCTGATTGTATTTGATGTTCTCTTAACTCTCTTGTGTTAGTAGTTATTCTGGAGTGTAGTTCTTTAAGATCGTTATCCCATTCTTTTCTACGAGATTCTAACGTGATGAATATATCTTCATCTGTTTGTTCTGCTTTAGATAGTTTATGTTCTTGTGTTGCTAACATTGCCTTAATGCTTATAGCACATTCAGATAGTTTACCTATTGCAACTTCTAATCTTTGATGTATTTGCTCACCTGTCTTGGCGTCTTTTTCAAGTAAAGCTATCTTTGTCTGAATTTTATTTAGATCGTCTGCCATTTATGAAACCTTTACTTTTTTGTGTTTGTGTCGTTCACGTCTGTTTCATAATACTTCTTATATTTATCTAATAAATCATTTGTAAGCATTAACTGATTTCTTATTTGTGCAAAATTCTTTGCGATCAATTGAAAGTCTTTATCATTCAGACCAAATAGAACAGGATCAAGACCTTGTTCTTTCATCTTGTTAAATACTTCTTCTGCATTATCAGAAGTAATGATAATCCATTTGATTTCTTCTAACTGTAATGCTGTAGGTTTATCTAAATTAAGTTGTGCTCTCGGCACCTCTTCTTTAAAGATACTTAACTTTTTAACACCTGAACAATTAGTAAGGAACGTAGCTAGGATTAGCAATACTAGGACATTCAGGATTGATTTCTGATTTCTTTGTCGCATTTCTTTCATTTTCTGTTAATTCAGCACCACTCGCTATCTCTATACATCTTGTAGCGTTAGCACTACCTTTGTTAATAATTCTCTCTATGGGTTTAGGTTTCTGTATGGCAAGTTTACCTATATCTCGA